CCCCTCATGTTCGACACGAGCCGCGACGGTATTAATGTCGCGGCTGGCGCTAGTGCAGCATAGATTAGCAGATTCCTCTGCTAATCGGGACCAGAGTGACATCAGGCTTTTCATCGACCCTCCTTTACTTGGAGGTAACCGATCCATAGCCTATGTTACCGGCTTAGTACCGGAGGTGGCGGGAAGCCACCGAAGGCACTAAACCACGGGAGTGGGATAATCCCAGCCATCACCGCTAAAACGGGATGAGCCCAGATAGCGTTTCGCTTACTCTGGACAAATCAGTTCCAGACAGTGATTCGATGATACGATTGGCAACGCCGAAAAGAGCGAAGATCATTGCTAGCGTTTTATAGCTAACTCTGACCGTCACTTCTATTTCATTGTTGCTAATCTCATCGCGGCGATGACGTCGATTTATATTCTCGACGTCACCCTCGCTACGACTCACCACCAATTAGCTTGGAGATGACCGCGTCCGAAGATGCAGTAAACAGGGTTTTAAATCCTGAATATACCTGCATAACTTCCGCATTCGTGTACCCGGCAGGCGGAACGTCAACGACCAAATAAATGGCCGTATTGACTTTCACGTTCTGCGTGGGCACAAACGGATCGGAAGTAACCTTCGCGTGGTCGAACCTCAGGAGGTGTCGCGTCCTTCCCTGTTTAATCAGGTTATGGTTAAGCGACAATCTCCAAAGGCCATCAGCACTCGAATACACGGCCTCGCTCCCTTCCGAAAAAGTTCTCGGAAGTGATTGAGGTACGGCATTGATTGTGATGGTCTGAGGATCGGCAAGTGCCATAGGCATCACTCCTAGGGCCCAGGTCTTGGACCCCGACGGCGTTTGACTCAGGACAACATCCTGTAGCTACGCTCGACTCATGCCAAGAGCAGCCACAATGGCCTTCTGGCGGGTTGACAAAGCCCCGTCAGAAATGCCAAAACCGAAAGGTGAAGCCCTCCTACGGAGTTTTACTTCCGTAACCAGGGTTACTGGCTGAGGGTAGACCGGCGACTTATAAGACGTCGGTCCCATGAAGCGGTAGGTATCACGAACAATTGAATGTTCCATGATATAACCATACTTCATGACGAGACCATCGGCTGACCACGAACTAAGGTTATGTAAAACATCACCTGTGTTCGCGTACCAGTCAGTGGCCCAGCTCCAAGGGGTAAGGTTCCAAAGAACCTCTGGATCCAGGTCCAAGCC